AATCGTGGACTGGTGCCGTTTGGCTGCTTTTTATGTGCCTTTGCTATGCTGGTACTAAATGGTTTGTTGGTCGTGCTGAACTAAAGAGGATCACCCAATCAACTTATATCACGTTCAAGCGAGTTGCAAAGATGTATGGGGTGCCAGATGATCTCTGGAAATACAATGGGCAACTCAACTACATAGAGTTTTGGAATGGCTCCAGGATTGATTTCCTGGATCTCAAATATATTCCCAGCGATCCTCTATATGAGCGTTATGGCTCCATTGAGTTTACTGGTGGCTGGATTGAGGAGGGCGGAGAGGTCAATTTCGGTGCTTATGATACCCTTAAAACTCGTGTAGGTCGCTGCCTCAATGCGGAGCTGGGATTGAAACGAAAGCTCTTTATCACTTGCAACCCCAAAAAGAACTGGATGTATGATACTTTCTACAAGCCCTGGAAAACTGGTGTGCTCCTGGAGTATCGGTTTTACATTGCGTGTCTGGTGCAAGAGAATCCGTTTATTGATCCAGACTACATAGAGGGTTTGAGATCCACCGCTGATAAGGTCAAGTTTGAGCGATTGTTTAAGGGCAACTGGGATTATGATGATAACCCCAATGCTCTCTGCTCTTATGATGCTATATGTGCCATATTCGGCAATAAGATCGCTCTGCGTAATGGCAAATTCTATATCACTGGCGATATTGCACGTTTCGGAGCGGACTATGCGAGGCTGGCTGTGTGGGATGGCTGGTGCATAGTGGAAAAGATCAGCATGGCAACCAGCAAAACTACCGACATTCAAACCTGGATCATCAACAAACAGAAAAAATATAGGATCCCTAACTATCGCTGTATTGTGGATGAGGATGGCGTTGGTGGTGGCGTGGTCGATAACTGCGAGATCCAGGGCTTTGTGAATAACTCTGTTGCTCTGGCTGGAGAGAATTACAGAAACCTCCAGGCGCAATGTGGCTACAAGCTGGCGGAGCATATTAACGCCAATGAGGTAGGCATGGAGGAGGATATTGTGAGCCAGGCGGAGAGAGAGGAGATCGTGCGTGAGCTGGAACAACTGCAAACGTGGAAAGGTGATAGCGATGGAAAGCTCCAGCTAAAGCCGAAAGAGGAAATCAAAGTTGATATAGGGCACTCCCCAGACTGGAGGGATCTCTTTCTGATGAGATCCTGGTTTGACTACAACGAGGTGGAGATCCCCGATAACATAGAGCAAATATTAGGTTTAACGTAACAAACAACTAAGTATGGGTTTAATCAACGCAATTCAAAACGAGATCAAGGCTGCTGTGGGTTATCAACAGTCATTCTCCGAGCTGCTGGCATCTAAGGATGTAACCAGGGCACTCTCCATGATGCGTGATCGCTCTGAATCTGCTGCCAAATACCGCAAGGAGTATGAGGTTAGCACTCATAAGGTGATGGATCGCCAGGATCGTGCCGTGTACGACAAAAAGGGCAATTTCCTCCGCTGGAGTAAGCGGAACAAAATTCCTATCCCCTACCAGATATTCATCAACGAGATCTCCCTGGTGTTCCTCTATGGCAGACCTCCCAAGTGGAGCCAGGGATCGGAGGGCACTGATGAGGCATTTGCCAACTTTATCAACCTCCAGAATGAGATCCGTTTCAATGCCGTGATAAGGGAGGCGAAACGTGCTGCTGGAGCGGAGGGGGTTTCTGCGATCCTCTATCATTGCTACAAGGATGATGAGGGGAAACCCAAACTCCTCCTCAATCTCCTTTCCTACAAGGATGGAGATACGATCTACACCGTCAAAGATCAATACAAGCGTTTGACAGCGTTTGCCTGGGGCTACTACCTTACCGAGGCTGGCAATCGCACGGTGTATCATGTGGATATTTACACCGCTGATACCGTCTATCGTGCCAGGCGTGAAAGCGTGGGCTGGGAGGTTCTGGTTATGCGTAACCCAGTGGGCAAAATCCCAGTGCTGCTCTTTGAGCAAAAGCCAGAGCACTCCGATGTGCAACCTCTAATAGAAAAGGTTGAGGATAGTGAGAGCACCGAGGCTGATGTGATTGATCGCTTTGCCAACCCTGCTATGGTGGCAACAGCGGAGATCCTTAATTCTCTGCCTAAATCGGAGGATGAGGCTAAACTATATATCCTCAAAAACGGTGGTGATGTACGTTACCTTACCTGGGATCAAGCCAGTGAGAGCAAGCGTAACCAGTTTGAACGCCTGGATAAACATATCCTCTCAAAGTCGTTCACTCCCAACATTGATTTTGACAACATGAAAAGCCTGGGCAACCTATCGGCTAAGGCTATCCGTAAGGTCATGCTGCTTGCAGTCATCAAGGCGGAGCGACACAAGGAGAAACACGATGAGTACATGAGCCGTCACGCCTCCATTATGAAAGCGATCCTGGGCAATGTGCTGGACTATCGCAACAAGGCTCAATATGATGCCCTGGTGCTCCGCCATGAGTTCCAGGAGCCGTTTGGCGATGATGTGAGTGAAATGCTGGCTGATCTCTCCAAACAGTACAATGATGGAGCGTTGAGCCGTGAAACCTATGTTGAATTGTCCTACTTGGTTAAGGATGCCCAAGCCGAACTGGAGCGTATCAAGCAAGAGGAGGCAGAGCGTATGGCTCAACAACTGGAGCAACAGACAGCCCTTAATAAGATGGATGCTTTTGGGGAGGCTGAATGATGGAACTGAAAACGAAATTCAACCCAGGCGATGAGGTCTGGGCTATGCACCAGAATAAGCCCAGAAAGTTTCGGATCTCCACCATTGAGATCTATCTGTATGCACCAGGTACCCCGATGGTACGGAGGTACCAGGAGATCTATGTGGAGGCGGTCAATGATCCCAACAAACGTAATAACCCCCAGCACCTCCGATATGGAGCCGATGAGTGCTTTGCCACTATGGAGGATCTGAAAAACCACCTATTCAAGGAATGAAACAGATCCGTTACATGGTGCTCGACACTGAAACAGATCTCCTGGTGGATGATTGCACCAGCCAGGATGATGCGATTGTGAGGGCTGGGGATCTCAACCGATCTGTAGCCCCTCTGGAGGTGGTTGAGGATGGGGTGTATGAATACTCCGACCCAGAGCCACGATATAAACCAGTGAAAGTGATAATCAAAGAATTAGAATAATGAAAGTTCAATTATTGCCAGGCACGGCTGGCGTTTATGCTTTCTATTGCCCTGGATGTGGCAAAAAGCACACCGTGTTTATAAAGGATGAGGGTTTCAAGCATCCGATCTGGGGCTTTAATGGTGATATGGATAAGCCCACTTTCACCCCCTCTGTATGTGCGATCTCAACCAGCCCCGATGGGGAGATCAGATGCCACTCTTTCATCCGTGATGGCAAAATAGAATACCTCCAGGATAGTAGTCACACCCTGGCTGGCAAGACCGTTGAAATGATAGATCTGGAAGATGGCAACGAAGAAACCAACCCCTAAGCCCCAGTACACTTGCAAAGACTGCAAGCACTCAACCGACTGGCACGAAAAGGGAGCCGATGGCTCCATGATCTTTTGTCGCTGCCAGTTCCACAAGTATTGCAAATTTCTCAATCACGATTATTGCGATCACTTTCTAAAGCGATGAACATAGCAACCAAATATGATGTAGGGCAAATTGTCTGGATCATGTTCAACAATGAGCCAGAAACCTGGGAGGTGACAAAGATCCACCTGGGGGATGTGCAACACCGCAACACCAGCCCAATGATTACCTATGATCTGACGCACCACGGATTGAATCATTGTGGTAGTGTTCACTCAATTTCTGGTGTAATGGAGCATAAGATCCACGCCACAAAGAGGGATCTGTTAAACTCTTTCCTAACAGATAAAGACTGATGCCGAAATTGGATTTTGACCAGATGCAAAAGCAGCTATTCAAACGCACGGAGGGATATGCTGCCAAAGTTCGCACGATCTACCAGGGAGCACTCTCTAAGATCATTAACCTGGTGAAAGATGTGGAGCTGGAGGAGGGAAAGCCTTTCTCCTTTTCGGAGTATGGGTTGAGCGATGATGTTACACCGATATTCCGCTCAATGTATAGCGAAACATACCAGGCGATCCGTGGAGGGATCGGCAAGGAATGGCTGATGGCGAATGAGAATAATGATGCCCTGGTTAAATCCATTTTCGGAGCAAGCTCAATAGAGGATCACCACTTTGCCAGGTTCTTTATGCGCAATATGGAGGCTATGGATGCTTTTTTTGCCAGGAAAACTGGAGAGGAGGGGCTGGATCTATCCCAGAAAGTCTGGAAATACACTGGGATGTATAAGAGCGAGCTGGAAATGAGCCTGGATCTGGCTATCGGAGAGGGCACACCAGCAAATCAGTTAGCCTCTAAGATCAAACAGTACCTTAATGATCCAGACCGCTTTTATAGGAGGTTTCGTATCAAGATCGGAGAAAAGGATGATGGCTCCCCGATCTGGGGCTACAAGTGGAAACGGAGGGTGTTTGACAATGAGAGCGGAGGTTATAAGTGGATAGATGATAACCCGAAAAACTATCACCCTGGTAGGGGTGTTTACCGCTCCTCTGCCAGGAATGCCCAGCGATTAGCCAGGACTGAAACAAACATTGCATATCGCACCGCTGATTACACCAGGTGGCAGCAGCTCCCCTTTGTGATCGGTGTTGAGATCAAGTTAAGCAATAATCACCCAGAGCCAGATATTTGCAATGATCTGAAAGGGATCTATCCCAAAGATTTCAAATGGACTGGCTGGCACCCTAATTGCCGTTGCTACATGGTTCCAGTTCTGGCTGGCAAAGAGGATGTGAGCAACATGGTTGATAGGATCCTGGATGGAGAGGATCCTGGCACCGTTCACCCTGGGGGATCCGTGAATGAAATGCCAGATCAATTCCAGGATTGGATCAAGGCAAACGAGGAGCGTTACAAGCAAGCAGAGCAAAATGGCACACTGCCATATTTCATCCGTGATAACAAAAAGAGCGTTGAGCAAATTCTAAAACCCCTCACGCCAGAGGAGAAACACCACCAGGAATTAGTAGCCAAGTATGGAGAAAGTGCCGTACAGAGCCTCTATGACGCTTACAAGGCGTTTCTGGATAAGATCTCAACTGGAGATCTGGACTATCAGATCAAGAAACTCAAATTTGAGGCTCAATGGGTAGCCGATAAAAACAAGTTTCCGACTTCTCCAGAAATGGTTAAGATGCTCCAGGCACAACTGGCAAAAGTGGAGGTGCAAAAGGAGTTTCAGTTGGCGGTGGCTGATGCTAATACCGTTCTGGGATTCCAGAGCAAGAGCAAACCACTCAAAGAGATCCAGGCGGAGCTGGCTGATGCCATAAACAACGGAGCGACTGCAAGCGAGATCAGAGCGATCACAGCCAGGGGTAACGCAAAGATCCAGGCTATTGAAAAGGCAAGGCTGGCAAAGCTGGCTAAAACTGCTGGAGGGGATGGATCCGTGATTGATCTCTATGCTACAGCAGAGGAAAAGCTGGAGCTGGCAAGGCTCCTGGATGATTATAATTTTGAAATGTCAATCTATGAGAGCCAATGGGCTGCCAATGTAAACTCTGCCTACATGAAACTGGCAGCCTATAGGAAAGAGCTGGCGTTGAAATACCAGGGCAAGCAGGGGCGATTGGTTAAGCTCAATGGAGAAACGGTTGAGGGTGCCCAGAAAGCCCTGGAGGAGTATCTGGAGGCTCCTATCAACACCAGTGCAAACACTCCAGTTGGAGGTAGGTTTCAAACAACATCTTACTGCCTGGAGAAAACAAAGATCTCCGAGTATGCAAAGAAAACTGGCATAAGTGAGGATGAGCTGGGGTTGATAAACCGTTACAGTTACGGATCCAAATGGATCAACCTCTATAGCTATGGAGTGAAAGATCCCTATCATGGAGGAGTGTTTGATTATGGAGGGCTATGCCAGAAATATATCCCAGCCACAAACTCCGTACTGGAAAAGTTGCCCAGGTATGAGGGCACCGTATTCTCTGGAATCCGATTTGAGAGTAGTTTCCTATCCTCATATATTGCGGATATGCAAAAGTGCCTATCCTCTGGCACTCCCTATGTAAATAAGGCTCTGATGAGTTCCACAACCAATATCAACACCACCACGATTTTTGGCGATAATGTGATGCTGGTGATCAAGAGTAAAAAGGGTGCCGATATTAAGGCGATCTCACATTATCCAAATGAGGATGAGATTGTGTTTAGAGCTGGATCCAAATTCAAGGTGCTCAAAGTGTACCAGGAAACAGCTCAAAAGTTTGGGTTTGGAAAGGGTTGGGTTGTAGAACTGGAGGAGCTATAAAAGAAAACGGATCCAAACTGCCTTTGCAATCTGGATCCGTTGTTGTGTCTGGGCTGGTTATCGTTTGCCAGTTTCAAAAACCTTTTCCCAGTCTGTTGTAACGCCATAAGGATTGGGAGCTTTACCAGGTAAATACTCCTGGATGAATGTGGCTTTCCATTGCTTGTAAGCATCTGCCAGGGGCGTTGTGGTATCGCACTGATCCAGGAAAGAGAAATGGAAATCTCTCTCATAGTTCCAGAGCGAGGCAGCCAGGGGCATATCTGTATTGCCAATGTAGGGATTCTGGCTCTCTCCCTTATACCAGCGATAGTTGGAATAATCCTCCGTGATCCCAGAGAAGAATCCCTCTTTGTTCCAATCTTTTGCCATGTGTCAATCTTTTATCACGTTATCATAAAACTTTTCAATCACGTTTTTCATTTCCCTGGGGAGTATGGAGAGTGTGGAAAGCCAGATCCTCTCTGGAATATCCCAGATCGCCTCTGCCACTGATCCAACTATTGCTCCGATCGTGTCGCTATCTCCTCCAAATGCTATAGCCCTACGGATCGCATCCTCAAAAGAATCGGCATAGAGTATAGCCCAGAAACAAACTGGGAGTGTGCCCTGGCACGTTTCATCAAACTTTCCGATCTCTGGCTCTTTAAGATCCCACCCAGGATAGTAGTGCTGCGAGATCTCATATAGTTGGGAGGGGGAGGCTTGTATATGTCTGGCAGCCCAGATCATGTGGGCTATGCAAACAGCTCCTTTGATCCCCTCTGGATGGTTGTGGGTGATGATTGCAGTCCTCTTTGCTTCATGGAGCACCTGGGGGAGATTATCGAAAGCCCAGGCAGTAGGGCTAACTCTCATTGCGGATCCATTGCCAAAGCTACCATAAGGCTCTGGGGTTATATATTGGATCCACTGGGCGAATCTACCACCATAGCCTCCTTTGGGATTGGGATATTTTTGGCACCAGCGTAAAAGGCTTTTCTTATAGTCTGGTTGCTCATGGTGCTTAAAGTCCGTTTTATTGATAGCATCTGCGATCGCTATTGTGCAAATGGTATCATCGGTGAAAGTGCTCTCTGGAGAGAGCCAGGGGAAATCATATTTGTTGGTGTTGTTAAATTCGTATGGTGATCCAACTATATCACCTATTATCGCTCCTACCATTGTTACCTCCTTTCTTAATTCCTCTGTTGGTTTCCTTTGAATGTAGTGTGCCCTTTCGGATCGTGGCACGTCTGCCAGTGTATTCTCCATTGTTGAGAGTGCTCCAGAGGCTTTCCCTGGCTATCCCCACGATCTCCAGGGGGA